TACAGGAGGACGTTTATCACCATCAGTCTCATGGGTGAGTGTCCAAGTCTCGGCATTTAGTCGCCATCTTCGAGGAATTACAACCCAGTCATCCTCACAATCAGCCGCTAATTTAAGATCATATCCTTGATCGAGATCGCACTGCTCATCCAAAACAAGCAAATAATCACCTGTTGAAATAACTACTCCAGCGTTAATACTTGCTCTCATTCCATAATTATCATGTATAACCCCATGATGGATTATTATTAAATAAGGATTATCTTCTGGCATTTCATTAGGTTCTGGCCAGCGACCATCTAATACAACTACAACTTCTACTACACCTTCGGCTTTAGCAAAAGCAGCATTAACTGTTTGTTTCAAATATTGCGGACTTCTCGAAGGAATTATTACTGATACTTTAGACATAATATAATCTTTCTGCCTGTTTACGAGCCTTTACAGCATCCTTAAACTCAGCAAACCTACCAATGTGTTTTTTCTTGTTTTTTAACCAGATATACACTTCCCACTTATCAGTTTTTGTCCACGATACGCCTGGATGACCTGAGGTGTTTGTTGGATGAATGCCATGGTTTCTACTATTCTCTAAAGGCGTAACAGATCTAAGATTAGAACGACGGTTATCTAACTTATCCCTATTTACATGGTCAGTTTGAAGTCCAACAGGAGGCTTATTAATTAAGGCATGCATGTACATCCTTTGAGGTGAAGTAGTCCTGGCGTACCCATTGCTATTCAAGTACCATTTAAATTGATTCAAATACTCATAGTCCTCGTCATCCACCAAAGTCACATAGCCCCTGTTTAGCTTTATCTGGCGCATGGTAACTCCTTTCGGCCATCATAGACCACAATTACCTCTACGTCTCCCTCAGCCTTGTCTAGAAGGTCTGTAACAGTCTTTCGGAGGTATTGGGCGCTACGACTAGGAATAATACAGCTAAGCATTGAGAAGCCTCTCATTATAGGCTAGAAGGGCATCTGTAAGTTCTGAGTCTTTAGCCCACTCTCGCCATGCATAAATATCTTTGGGAATACACTTAGAATTAAAGCCTCTCTTATCGGGATAGATAAATGTCCACCATAGGTCAAAACGAGGATCATCACCATACACTGCATCTCGGATAGTGTAATAGTCTACCCCAGCTGCCTCACAGGCATCATACAATTCCTGACTCTGAGCTACTTTGAAAGCTATAGCCCGGTTCTCAGACAATTTAATAATCTCCGCCTCTAAAGCAGTGACTTGGCGGATATTAGTATTGGCATTGTAGACAGTCGTATACAAGTCAATGAGCTTACGGCGGTCTTCAGCAGCCCCACCTATTACTACAAACTGACGAGTAGTTTGGTCTAGCATTGGATGATTAGGAGTTTCGCCCAAATATTCGGGCTGCATTACAATCCGCTTCTTGTACTTCTTTGACAAATAATCACAAGTTCCTGGATTAACAGTAGAACGAATTACAATCAAGTCTTCTTCAGATAATTTTACTGTTTCTTCAACTATTGAGATATCTAATTTTCCCTTACCCATGTTAGGAGTAGGAACACAAATAAAGGCTATGTCGCACTTTATAGTACCCTTTAACCCCAAAGCTGGATCATACACATAAGCCTCAGGAAATAATTCTTTCATAGCACGACCCACCCAACCAGCTCCGTATATTTTAGTAGTCAAAAGACACCTCCAAAACGCAAAGCGACGCCCCACGGTAGCAAGACGCCGCTTCACATTTTTGATTGTGGTCTACCGTGTTCATTACTTCGACTATATACTACTTACGCTTCAAGATCAAGTACGAGTAATATCCGATTCTACTATGAACTTTCCTCTATAAGAAGACAGGTAATTACCGACTGCATCAACGAATTCAGTATCATACCAGTAACTTCCTGGAGTTATATTGGTGTCTGCATGAGTAAGCGTAAATGTGTGCTGACCAGTAGAGGGACTTGTAAAAGATGTAGCACTCTTTTGAATAGCCTTACTAGTATCATCTGAAGGATCTGAACTCGAATTAACTGTAAAATAAACCGTCCCACCCGCTAAATTAATAGGAGTAACACCGTCAGAATCTAGGAAAGTCAAGTTAACAGTTCTCGTGTCGCCACGAATTACATTGTTAATTGTCTTACCCAGTTTAGCCACGTTTTTTCTTCTTTTTTAACAGTTTATGTAACGACTTCATAGGACTACTGTACTCTTTATCCCACCTAGCAGCAATCTCAGGTAGTTTAGCGTGCATATACCTTCTTTGTTTATCGCTTTTATAAGGCACTTAAATCTCCTATGGTGATGGGCTAGGCGAAGGCGATACTGAAGTACTTGGTGAAAGAGAGGTACTTGGTGAGATCGAAAGTGAAGCACTTGGAGACAACGAAGTTGAAGGCGAGATCGAAGCCGAGGTAGAGCTGGAAGGACTTCTTGAAGAACTTGGAGATAGAGAGGCGCTTGGCGAAGAAGAAGTTGAACTCGATGGGCTAAGTGAAGAACTAGGACTTGTAGAAGCACTAGGTGATAGGGAAGCACTGGTCGAACTCGATGCTGAAGAACTAGGGCTAAGAGATTGACTTGCGCTAGGGCTAAGAGATGCAGATGGGCTAAGCGAGGCTGAAGGACTAATACTTGCGCTCACAGATGCGCTAGGAGAGGTCGAGGCGCTAGGACTCTTAGAGGCTGATGGAGAAGCTGAAGCGCTAGGAGATAATGAAGGACTACTTAGATGTCGAGCAGTTACAGAAGCACCATCAGTTAAAGGCTTCCAGATACAAACAAAACGTAATCGTCCTGCCGTAATATCCGCCGTTCCGACTTTAAGAGTAATATCACGACTAATGACTAGTTCTGGGTAATTAGCAACGGTATTAGCTACTGCCGTAGATTGAGGAGTAGCTGCATTCCAAACTTCATAAGCATCAATTTGGCTAGCAGTAGTTGCCGCAATGAAGTCATCTGTGCTGTCAGCACCACCGCCCGGAACATCAGAACGTTTAACACCTACTTGAAGCGTACCGCCAGAACTAACTAAATCTACTTCACCAACTGCGTAAACTTTGGCACTAACTAAACCATTAACAGAAAACAGAACGTATGGGTTACCATCGTTCTTTCCGGCGTTACCGGCATCACCTGTAAAAGTGATCTCTTCCTCTACGGAAAGACCGCCTGCCATTACTTCGTATTGTTGACCTAATGTAAGACTCATGGCTAAATTGTAGTTATGTTAATAATTTTCGTCAATCAGATAATTATGCGCCACGCTCATGGCTAGAATTAAAACTAATCACAAAGGCTCTAATAATCCTTCTGCCCTATTAGATGATATTCAAGTAGCTACTATTCGTACACTTTATAAAGAGGGTAGTTACAAACAGTCTGCTCTAGCTACTACCTTTGGAGTTAACCAATCAACTATTTGTCGTATTACTCGTAGAGATTTATGGCGAAGTATAAAATAAGAAAGACCCCCGAAGGGGCCAATCTTATGGATTTTGGCTTTCTTAAGCCTAAATCTACATTTCTCTTGGCCAGGTTCCAACGATTGATTGAATCAACCAACCATCTGTACCATCACCAACTAGGGTTACTTCGTCACCAACAGCTGATGTAGCTTTGGTGTTAAGAAGATCCTTGTTGTCTTGTGCGCTTAGACCATTACCTTGGATCTTATCCGAGGCATTTGGACTAATTGCTACAAGTACGGATTTGTTTGAGCTTGAACCGGCAGGACCACTTGTTACTGGAACGCCACCGTTGCGAATTATGAAAGTCGCACCAGCAGTTGTTGCAGGTAGAGTAATGACCTTGCCGTCAGCAATTACGTTTTGAACCACACCACAATCAGTTAACGCTAGAGTAGTGTCAGCTGAGATGTTAGTGGATTGTCGACGCTTATCTGAGGGATATTGACTAGTAGCCATTATTTACCTCCTTCTTCTGCTTTAGCGGCTTCAGCAGCAGCTGCATCTTTAGCTTTTTGGTGTTCAGGATCTACCAAAGAACTTTTTGCATTAGCGGCTTTTTGAGCTGCAATTTCACGCCCACGAGCAGCAGCTAAATCTGTTTCCAGTTGAGCTACAGACTTCTGGGGCGAAGTATCAGCAGTCGGGCCAGCACTAGGATCGAGCGAAGCTACAACGGTTCCAGCAGGACCATCGTTGTTAGCAGTCTCAACCTTGGCAGGACCAACATACACAAAACCTAAACGCACTGCTGCGTCAGCTCCTGGATTGCCGAACTTACCTGTGGCCTGAAAGATCAACTCTTGCTTAGTATCTGGGTGACGATAAACGCCACTTGGGTTGATGGCAGAACCATCTCCATTTGTTTCAACAGCCATGACTAAGCCTCCTTATGGTAGCGGATAGCCGCACCTTTATTGGTTGGAATGAACACATCATAGTAGCGTCGACCTTCAGCTACCCAACCATCAATACCGACTGGATTTTCGTGAGTACGTACCATATCAAACTTGGTAGGACGTACGAGAACATTGTCCGCAATGAACAAGAAGTTCACGTTGGTAGGCATATAGCTAGCAGGAACAACATGAAGTTTCATGCCATCTACCTGGTCTACATTACCTGATTTAACATCACGATATGCACCATCAGAAGCTACCTTAAACTCAGCATCACGGCGAAGTTTGTTGTAGTTAGTCTGAGACATAAATACATGAATGTTTTCAGTTGGAACAAGCAAATCAATCATTGATGCTTTTTCAGCAATCAGTTGTTGATATGCGTTTGAACTAGTAGTAGCAGCAGTTGTACCTTGTGTGTTGGCTACGGCGTATGCACTAGCAGTTGCAAGGGTGTAAATGTCCACTGTTGGAACAGATACTTCACGAACTTGGCGTTTAACGGCCTTGGCGACTTCTTGCGCCATCATTGAGTCTTCCAAGTTACCTCGGTCAACTGTAAATGTGAAAGCTTTATCTTGACTTAGGGTGAACGTCTGAGTACCAGTACCTAGTTCGACCAGTGGGCCGAAGCGGAATACACCACTACGGATATAGTCGGATTCAGTAACAGTATCTACGTTATAGATCGTAACGGAGTTCTTACCATTGAATTCAAGGCGTAAGCCGTTGTTTACAATGTCCCCAGTTACAGTATCTCGTGAGAACCGTTCATCCAAAGTACTAAGAGAAGCTGACCCATAATTTTGGGTTGCCATTTCTTTTTCCTTTGATTAGTAATCATCAGAGGCAAGAATATCTAAAATTGGATCTTTAGCTTTCTTAATTGGTGCTGTGTTACCAGGAGAGTCAGCGTTAGCTAACATTTCCTCAGTATCTTCACGCCCTTTAATCTGGCCTTTAAGAGTTGAAGATTGATGCGCCCTGTTGATTGTTTTGTAAAGTGAGTAGGGCGAAATATTTGAACCAATAACCTGGTTAGTGTTGGGGTCTAGAATCAAATTATTTTGTAGCAGCTCGGCTGCTTCAGTTGCTAATTCTTCATCATATTCTGGGTTTTCAGCATTAGACCAGGGGAAGTCATTTAAGACTTTCTCGGACTCATGACTAATAGTCAGTTGTGCTTCAGCGACTTGAGTGTTGTACTTTTCCATCTCTTGCGCTTGGCGCATGGCCTCAACTTTAGCTTCAAGTACCGTATAAACTCCCTCGTCAGGGTTTTCTGGGTCTTTCGGCTGTCCAGTCAGCTCATTCTCAGTTGCGGGCTGATACACTTCAGCGTTGGCTTTTTCCACTTCAGACTTAAGTGCGTTACGCTTGGAGACGAGATCTCTTATCTCCGTATTGAGCTTTTCTTTGCGTTCATTTGCTTTCGTCGGCTCTTTTGCTTCTGGTTCTTCGGGAGGAGATTCTGGAGTTTCCTCTTCTTCTTTCCCTTCTTCCTTAGCGACCTCAGGCTCCTCAGCCTTTGGTTCTACAGCCTCAGGTTTTTCTTCAGGTGGCGATTCCTTGGGGGTATCCTGTGTACCTTCGTCTTTTAACGCCTCTAGGATTTCCGCTTGGTCATCCTTTACTTCGTCTGCCATGTTTTCCTCTTTAACGTGTTAAAGTCCACGAACTGGAGACATTCTCCTGGTTGCCCGCCCATTTATTTTTGAGGTGAGCAACCAGCAAAACACCTAAGCTTATTAAATCCCTTTATCCTCGGCCTTGTCAAGATACTTAATTGCTTGACGCATTATATTCACGTCATCACTAAAACTTCCTAGCCCACTATTACAATGCACGCAAAGTAGCCCCCTCACTTTACCTGTTTCATGACAATGATCAACGTTTGGCACTCTCATTAAAACTCCACAAACACCACACAAACCATTCTGATCTAAGATCATTTTTTCGTATTCTTCTCTAGTAATCCCATATTTATATTTAATCCTATAAAACTTAGAGAGGGTACTATCGTAGACTGCAGGATGTTCAGTCCTCCATTTCTTATTATAAAGTTTTATTCGCTCTGCGTGCTTGATTCTTTGTTGGGCATCTCTTTGACGGTATTTCTCAGGATTCTTTTTACGATCCTCCTTGGCCCAATTACGCATATACTCAAGGTTCTTTTCTTTATTTTTATCTATCCACCTTTGTTGAGAAGCTCTTAGTTTTACTTTATCCTTTGTAGCCATACCTACTCTTTCTCATTCGCTGTGTCAAGCAAACTTTCAAAATATTCTTTTTCACTTCGCAGATTATCTCTCGTTAGCTCATTAGCGTTATGAGCCAGTAAGAATGCATTGGCATCTAGCTTAACTTCTTCCGGCATAGCATCGACCGAACCATAGAAATCTATACGATTTTCTAGGTGACTAACTATTTCTTTAATCATAGCCTGACCTTGAAGAGCTTTAGCTTTTTCTTTTTTACGGTCTCTTACTTGTTCTTCAGGTTCACGAACTGAAAAGTAAGAACTATCATTCGGATATAAGTTATCTTCCTCCAACTTGAACCTCTCCCCGTCTTTTACTATTTTCATACTTCTTAATAAAGTTGCAATTGGCACATAGCACCTGATATCTGCCTTCGGTATCATCTAGCATCTTTCGGTACCTCTGACTAGCTGTAGTGCCCTTTCTCTCTATGTAGCCGTCATTAAAAACATGGTCAATATGTAGTGCTCGAAAATCATCAAACCCACAACTCATACAAACTCGCCCATATTTATCCAGAACTTGCTCTCGTAACTGTGCGCTCCAGCTGCGAAAGTACCCAGCAGTAGTGGCCTTTACCTTCCATTTGCGCTGAATCTCTGCGTACCTTTCTGGGTTAGCGGCCTTAAACTTCTTAACACGTTCGGCAGAAGTACTGATCATTACTTTGCTACTTTCGGTTTACTGGCTTGCTTTACCGACAACTGATGCTGATGTTCAGCTAAGGCTTGAGCATGAGCTTGCTGTTGAGCTTGTAAGAGAAGTTTCTGCTGTTCCAGTTGCAACTTTTCTTTGTCTACTTCCTGCTGGTGGGACTGCTGGTCGGCTTTTAAAACATGATCTGGAGTAAGCTGGGCATTATCTACTTGGCCCGAAGTCTGTTGCGAAGACCCTTGGGCCTGCATTTGAGCTGGTGAGACGGTCTGTGAAGGCTGGAAGCCTAGTTCCTTTTCTTGCTGTCTCTTTATGTCTTCTGGTAGATCTTTATAGTTAGTAACTACATTCTCACGAGCTTGAGGATTTTTATCAGCCATTTGCTGGGCGGCAGCCTGCATTTCCTTGTCATCAAGCGACAACTCTTCAGGATTTTCCACACCTGAGTTACGAACGAAAGCATTCCATAAAGCAATTTGTTTCTGAGGAGGGACAATCCCTTGTAATAGTGGACTCTTTCTTAAGAGATCCTCTAGGCCAGAGAGGGACTGAAGTTGTTGGGTTTCATCTTGTGTCTTAGAAGTAGAAACATCTACCTCAAACTTAAGAGCCTCAGTAGCAGTCGAGTAATTGATTCTTACCTTGTTGTCAGGAGAAAGTTGATTGAGGTCAAACTTACCTTCTTCAGCTAGTCTGCGAAGTGCGGAGGCGGTTTTTTTATCAAGTTGAAGAACTTCTATGCCAGTTCGTTCCGCAAAGTAGAGGTTAATAGCAGTCTCACTCCAACGCTCGAACCACGTTTCAAACTGTTTGCGAACGTAGTTGTCGTCTATGCTAAGATTCGCCTTGGACGCCTCGACCCCCTGAGGCGTCTTTGAAAACCCTGGGTTGCCTACTTCAGCCGAGATGGAAGTGTCCGGACTTGCTAGAAGATTTAACATCTGAGACTTCATCAGTCCGTAGTTATTGGAGAAATTCGCTAGTGCTGTGGTGTCTATTTGGAGCGGTTCAAGTTTAGCGTCAGGTGAAGAGCCTAAATCAATGATTACATTAGGAGCAAACTTAATTTTATTTTTAGAAAAGTTACCGTGTTTTAAAAGTGGCGGATTAAGCTGCAATGCCCGGTTATATTGGTACATCTGCATCTCAGAGTCCATTAAGTTCTGCAGAGACCCGACTAGATCAATAATTCCTCGCCCAAATGGATTAGAACCATCAATATCCCCATAAGCAAAGGAGATCGGAATCTCGCCACGAGGGTCGTTGTTTTCTTTTGTTCGAACTACTTCATCGCTTGAGACATGAAAAGTGTAGAATTTAGCCTTTTTCCCCCGTTGAAAACCAGTAATAAGTTCAATCCCACCCTTAGCGTTGATATTCTTTTCTCGTTCGACCGGAGTAGCGGCTTTATCGTCTTTAGTTGTGACCCATTCTTTAACTCTTTCTAAAGCACCCACGTCCCAAGTTCGTTTGCTTTCACTGAGCTTATTCTGGGCTGAGATTAAGGCTTCAATATCCTTAGTCTGCCACCAACTTCGAAGGAAAATATAGCTAGAATCAGCATCACTTAGTTTTCCAGGCTGTAAGAAAATATCCCCCCAGTAAGGAAGACGAAGATCGGTACAAAAATACCCATTAGACTCAACAAATGGAGCGTACGTAGGACACGACCCAAAAGTCAGGAACTTTTCTACCACTAACCAACATTTTTGAAGTAAAGCGTACC